CGGGAACAACAGACGCGCGAGAGGCTCGAGGTGGAAGCGGCCGCCACGGGCGCCTTTCTCCGAGAACGCCAGATCATCCTCTCGCGCAACTGGTATCACTGCGGGGACGCCGCCGACCTTCGAACGGCAGGCGAAACTTATCGGCTCTCCTGTCGGGTTTGCGGGCATGTCGCTTTCGTCGAGCACTCGCGGCTCGTGGCGGCCATCGAGGAGCATGACGGGAAACGCCAGCGGACAGCCTTCCTCAACGAACTAAAGGATCCCTCTGATCCGGCGCCTGAGAGCCCCGGCCCGCGCCAGTGAGCCGTGCAAGCCTCCCACCAGGTGGAAGGAGGTCGCAAACGTCCGGAAGGCGTCGGCCCCATGGCTGTGCGGGCCGGGCCCGTGCACCGGCACGCCCATCTTCGACCGCCGGTAGCCGCGCAGCATCGCCAAGCCCAGCCGGCAGCGGACGTTATCGAAGTAGCACAGGCCCATGAGGCCGCGCGCCGCCGCGATCCCGTCCTCGGTCGAGGCGATCGGCGAGGTGATGACCGGCGCGTCGAGCAGGTTCATCAGCACGCTGCGCCGCGATTGTCCGGTCGAGATCTCGCGCGTCTCGACGTCGTGCGGCAGGCAATGGGCGCGAAAGGTGTAATGGCCCTGCTCGGCCCGGCGGATCAGCTCGCCGGCATAGTAATCGAGCCCTTTGCCACTGTCTTGAATGTAATCGATGAAGTGTATCTCGCGCCCGCACACTTGATAGAACCAGATGCAAGTATAATCGTGGATGCCGATGTCCCATGCCGTCGACACCGGGGCCGAGAGGTCGGGCGGCACCGAGCAGACCCGCCCCGCCATCGCCGCCGCGTTCAGGATGTCGCCGTAATAGGACCCCTCGACCGGCGCGTCGAAGCTGCACTCCATCTCGCGGGCGTATTCCTCCGGGCTCATGTCCTGGGTCAGCTCCTTGGCCTCCGGATAGGAAAGCGCCTCCTCGCCGGTCGCCGACAGCGGGATGATGAAGGTGTCCCAGCGCGGATCGCCCTCGATCCGGGTCTTCAAGTGCGAGAAATGGTCGTCGCCGTTGCTCGTGCCGCTGACGATGGCGAAGCCGTGGTAATCGGCGAGACACGGCCGGACCACGGTCGAGAACACCGCAGTGTTGAGCAGGGGATATTCGTCGAGCACCACTCCATCGAAATACATGCCCCGCATCCGCTCATAAGCCGCCGCGCCGCCGTACAATTTGATGATCGCTGCGTTGGGCAGGACACAGGTGAGCTCGGCCTCGGAGTAGCGGACGCCCGGCACCCGCTCGGTGAATTGCTTCAAATACGACCAGACCAGATCCTTGGCCTGCTCGAATGAGGGCCCGATGTAGCCGTAGCGCGGCGGCGGCCAGCGCCTCGTGTTCATCAGCGCCGCCCGAATCAGCTGGTTGGCCAGCGCCACCGTCTTTCCCGCTCTGCGGTGGGCGCATACGAACATCCAGCGTTTCTGCGACGCATGCAGGTCGACGAAATGCTTCCTTGGCTTGTAAGGGATCAGAATATCGCCCTGATCCGGCGTCCCTTGGGATTTGAACCGGGTCGGATCGACCGCGGTCGCCGCCGCCGAGGCCTGCGCCTTTCGACCTTTGGGCATGCGTTTTCTGAAAGCCTCGCTTGCTAGGGCGCCCGGTTTCGTCATAACACAGCCGGGAGCGATGCTTTGCGCAAGGGCTAAGGAACGCTGCGGGATCAGGGGTGATGGCTGTCGAACAGCTGTTTCCGACCTTCAAGCCGGACGGAAATCTCGCCGGGCGGGCCTACGATCCCAGCGACCCCGACCAATATGAGAATTTCATCCAGGCGATGATCAACGATTCCCGCGATTACGAGGGAACCACGCTCGCCGCCGACCGAGATTACGCCCAGAAATACTACTACGGCATGCTGCCGACCTTGGGCGAGCCGGTCACCCAGCCCGACGGCCGGATCGATCCCGGCGCGACCTTCGGCGAAATCCTCAACGAGGACCAGGCGACCGCCAACCGATCCTCGTTCGTCTCGACCGACGTCCGCGACGCCGTCCTTCTGATGATGCCCTCGCTGATCCGCCTGTTCGCCGCGTCCGAGAACGTGGTCACGCTGATCCCGCGCACCCAGGCCGACGTTGATATCGCCGAGCAGCAGACCAATTACATAAACTACGTCTTCTGGCAGGACAACCCGGGCTTCCTGACCCTCTATGGCGCGTTCAAGGACGCGCTTACCGTGCGCACCGGGTTCGTCAAATGGTGGACCGACGACAAGAAGGAGCGTCGGCGCAAGACCTTCGTCGGAATCAACGACCAGCAGCTCGCCATGCTGCACCAGGCCGAGCCAACGATGCGGGTCGTCAACCAGGGCGAGCTCGATCCGATGACCAAGACCTATGATCGGGTGGTCATCGATTACGAGGTCGATAAGCCGTTGGTCAAAGTGGCCGGCGTCCCCCCGGAAGAGATGCGGCTCGACCGCTGGGCGACCTCGTTCGCTACCTCGCGGCTCGTCGGCCACGAGCGGATCGTGCCGTTGGATGAGCTCGTCGCCATGGGCTACGACCGCGAGGAAGCGGCCGGTTACGTCCAATCGCAATCGACCCCCGAATTCACCCTCGAGCCGCAGCTCCGAAACCCGGGCCGGTACAATTCGGCGACCCGGGTCGGCGACGGCGTCCTCTACGGCGAATGGTACATCAAGGCCGACCGGGACGGCGATGGGATCGCCGAGCTCCGCTACATCTGCACGATGGGCGAAGAGCACCGGATCGTCGCCGACGAGGAGGCGAATCGGGTCAAATTCGCCCATTTCGGCTGCGATCCGAGATCGCACACTATCGTCGGCAATTCGATCGCCGATTACGTCGAGGATCTGCAGCGGATCAAGACCAACATGACCCGCGCCGTCCTCGACAGCGCGGCCGAGAGCATCAACCCGAAGACCGTGATCAACGAGCTCATGGTCAATGTCGACGACGCCATGAACGACGATCTTGGCGCAATCATCCGCACCCGCGGCGATCCCGCCACTGCGGTCCAGTTCGCCAACACCCCGTTCCTCGGCGCCCAGATGCTGCCGCTGTTCGAGCTGATCAACGACGTGTTCGCGCGCCGCACCGGCCTGACCGACGCCGCCAAGGGCCTCGACCCCAAGGCGCTCCAATCCTCGACCCAGATCGGCGTCGAAGCGGTGATCAACGGCGCCCAGGAACGGATCGAGCTGGTCGCGCGGGTCCTGGCCGAAACCGGGTTCAAGGACCTGTTCACCGGCCTTTACAACGAGATCAGCGAGGCCCCGAACCAGCGCCGGACGCTCCGGATCAACGGCAAGTGGAGCGACATCGACACCTCCGCATTCGACGCCTCAATGGGGGTTGAGGTCAATTCGACCCTCGGCAAGGGATCCGACACCGTCCGGATGATGACCCTGACCTCGATCAAGCAGACCCAAGAACAGATTTTCCAGATGTACGGGCCGCAGAACCCGGTGGTCGGCATCCCCGAGTATCTCAACACCATCACCGACATGCTGGCGCTCGGCAACATCAAGAACCCGGGCAAGTATTTCAAGACGCCGGATCCGCAGACCCTGCAGATGATCCAAAGCCAGCCGAAAGAGCCCGACGCGATGACGCTCGCGGCCAAGGCGCAATACGAGAAGGTCAAATCGGACACCGCGCAGGCGATCGGCGACCAGCAGCTCAAGATGGCGAAGCAGACCCAGGACGACGATTTCCGCCACGCTCAGCTCAGGCAGAAGACCGCCTACGACGCCGCCCAGATCGCGCTCGACCAGCAGCGGATGCACCTCACGCACGCCGCGGCGACAGCTTCGACCCAGGCCGACATCCACGGCAATCTGCTCGATCACAAGGAGGCGTTCGGCAAGAACGCGACCGATCTCTATAAGGCCGGCCTCGAGGCTGAGACGGCGCGCATGCAGCCGCCGCCCGGCGAGGGGGATGGAGCCGGCTCATGACCGAGAGCATCGAGCAGCTCCGCGCCCTTGCGCACGGCGCCAAGGACATCCTCGAGCATCCCTCGTTCAAGGAAGCCTTCTCCCGCATGCGCCGGCGGCGGATCGACCAGCTCGTCCTCGACGGGGTCAAGCGGCGCAAGCGCGACGAGCTCATCGCCGAGATCCGGGTCATGGACGCGATCGCGCTCGAGCTCAACAGCATGGTCAACGACCTCAATATGGCGGTGAGGAAGCATGCCTGAAGGTTTGGACGACGCCCAATCGGCCTTCCAAGCGTCGATCGCGCCCGAAACCGTGCGCTCACAGCCGCGCGACGACGGCGGCCGCTTCGCGCAGACCTCGAGGCCTGAGCCGATCTTCGGAGAACGGCGGTTCGAGGGCGACCCCTTGACCGGAGACACCCGCGATGGCGGCGATGATGCGCGCCTGGCGGCAATCGAGAGGAGAATCGCAGATGGCAGGGCTCAGAAAGGGGATGATGAGGAACTTGGCCGCGCGGCCCGGCGCCAAAGCCGGCAGAATGGCCAATCCGTATCTGACGAAAGCGCGCAGCGTCGATCTGCCGCCTCCGACGACCGACACCAGCGCGAAGCGCCTGAGCAAATCGGGAGCGACGTACAGGGAGGGGGCGACGATCAAGACGCTGAAGAACGAAACGAACCCGCAGCCGAGGATGCCGAAGACGAAGCCGCAAGGGCATCCGAGCGCGACGCCGCGGCCGGGCCGAAGTATGAGGTAATCGTCGAAGGCCAGCCAGTAGAGGTGACGCTTCCGGAAGCCCTTAAGGGCTATATCCGCGAGCAGACCCTCTACCATCGCCTGAGCAAGCTCAACGCGGAACGCCAGACGGTCGAGCAGAACGCCGCCCAGATCGGCCAAGCCGCCCAAGTGTGGGCGGCGAAGCTCGCCGAAGCCGACCAGCTCCTGGCCGAGTTCACGCCCCCCGAGCCCGATTGGGATCAGGAATTCGCAAGAGATCCCAACACCGCTCGCTTAAAGCAGAAGGCCTTCGCCGAAATCTACCAAAAGCGGGCGAGGATCCAGGCTGACCGGCAGGCTTACGAGCAGACCCAGAACCAGGAATACGCCCAGCGCTCGCAAGCCTGGGCGGTCCAGCAATTTTCGGAGTTCGTCGCCGAGGCGAAGATCCCCGACAAGCCAGCGCTCGATCGGCGGCTGGCGACGATGCACGATTACGCCCGCTCGCTCGGGTTCACCGATCAGGAGATCCGCTCGGTCTACGACAAGCGGATGCTGAAAGTGCTCAACGACGCAGCGGAATACTACGAATCCAGACGCAACCGGCCGAAGCCGGTGGCGCCGGAGCAGGGCAGGACACTCGTACCCGGAGCCTCTACAGCCCCCATCGGGCAGGTCGCACGCCGGAGCTTGGACGGAGCCCAGACCAAACTCGCCAAAAGCGGCAAACTCGATGACGCCGAGGCGGTCTTTTACCAGCTCATCCGATGAGGCTCCCATGCCAAAGGTCACGAATGCTTTCACTACTTACTCGGCGACAGGCAACCGAGAAGATCTCTCCAACGCGATCTACAATATCGACCCCTTCGACACGCCGGTGATGTCGGCGGTCCGCCGCCCGACCGTCAAGAACCGGACGTTCGATTGGCAGACCGAATTCCTGCCGGTCGTCAATCCGAATAACGCCCAGATCGAAGGTTTCCTCCTCGCTAACAACCCGGCCCAGCCGACCATCCGGAACAACAATGTCACGCAGATCAGCGAGCGCGACGCCACCGTTTCGGGCACCCAGGAAGAGGTCGACGCCGCCGGCAAGAGTTCGGAGATGGCCCACCAGATGGCGCTCGCCTCCAAGGTCCTGAAAAGCGACATGGAGACGATCCTGTGCTCTCGCCAGCAGCGGGTGAACGGCGACGACACCACGCCGACCGCGCGCACCACCGAAGGCTTCGCCCACTGGCTCGGCCGGGCGGCGTCGAAGACCCAGGCGGCGGGCGCTGGCGCGGCGGTGGCCGGGTTTCTCACTGGTCTGCCAACCACCCAGGGGGTCGCGGCCGGCGATTCGCCATTCACCGCGGTCGCCGGCGGCTCGCAGATCCAGGTGACCGAAGCGATGCTCGGCGCCGCGATGCAGCAGACCTACACCAACGGCGGATCCCCAACCCTATGGATCGTGCCGCCAGGCCCGAAGCGGACGATCTCGACCTTCACCGGCCGGTCGACCACCCAGGTTCTGGTCGGCAAGACCGAGGTCGTGTCGACGATCGACGTGATCGCCACCGATTTCGGCCGGGTCAAGGTCGCCCCGTCGCGCTGGCTTGCGCCTGACGTCGGCCTCTTGATCGATCCCGATTACGCCGCCGTCGCCTTCTTCCGCGCCTTCAGGCAGTACCTGATGGCCCGAACCGGCGACGCCGAGACGCGCATGATCGTGGTCGAGTGGGGCCTCGAAATGCGTAATCCGCTGGCTCATATTTTGTTCAACGGGATCAAACAGTAGATTAGCAGAAACCTAGGAAAACTGCGGTGTTCGCAAGCGCAATGGAGAGCCGCATTGAGCGAGCGCAAGCGAATCTACAGAGATAGCAACGGAATACGGAGAACCATGATCTGGGACGACGAGGCTCCCGACAAGGTCGTCGTCCACACGGAACAGGATGTGGAGGGGATCCTCGAGAGCGCCGCCGCGCGCCGGGACAATCATGATCCTCGCCGCGACATGTGGGGCGTCGGCATGGTGCCGGTCGGCGTCTGGGAGAAAGCGGTTCACGAACAGTGGGACGAAAGTGATTGGAAAAAGTGGTGGAACGGCGATGGGAAGCCGTTTCGCACTGCTCCAGGGAGCGTCTAATGACCACGATTTGCGTAGATATTTCGCACTGGCAGGAAGGGTTCAACTTTCAGGCGTTCAAGGACGGCGGCGGCCTCGGCGTCATCTGCAAGGCGACCGAAGGCACGACGTTCAAGGACAAATCCTATCCGCACTTCCGCAAGACGGCGCATGACGTCGGCCTGAAGTTCGCGTCCTACCATTTCCTCAAGCCCTCGAGCGCGATCGGCCAGGCGACCGCCTATCTCGCCTACGCCAAGCCAGGGAAAGGCGAGCGGGTCGTCGCCGATTGGGAGGACGATGAGGTCGACGCCAAACGCTGCGTCACCTTTCTGAAGGAAATCCATCATCAGCGCCCAGACCTGCAGCTCACCGTCTATTCCGGGCACACCGCCAAGGAGCAGCTCACCCATACCGATCCATGGCTGCACGATCACACCTCGCTCTGGGTCGCGCAGTACACCACGGCGCCCGAGCCTTCTTGGCCGAAATCGACCTGGGAC